ATTGGGTAACAGTTAATCCAACAGATATAACAATACCTTATAAAATAATAGTAAAAAACTTTGGGGAGGTTGTGGCTTCAATAGATGTTGAAGGTGGTTTTTATACAACTGGAAGAATAGACATACCTATTAAGAATGCAACAGTAACTGATTTCGAATATACTTTTTTTATAAGCTGTGCGCAAACTTTTGAATATGAAGCATTCCTAAATATGAAAGGGAGTGGGTTATATCCAGAGAGAAGTGCGGACAGTTCAACTGATAACATAATTGATACATTTAGCGTTTCAGATAACTTACCTAAAATGAAAGTCATTGACTTTATGAAAGGTTTGTTTAATATGTTTAAGTTGGTGGTTATATCTGATGAGAATCTAAATGTATATGTTAATAGTTTAAAAGATTATTATGCAACCGGAACAGTTTATGACCTAACAAAAAACACAGACTTTGCATCTTATGAAGTTGAAAGGGGTAATATATTAAATGCTATAAACTTTAAATTTCAAGAGCCTACAACCATATTAAATTCCCAATTCAAAAAGGATAATATTTTAGCTTATGGAGATGAACAGGCAATATTAAAAGATGAAGAGGGTAAGATGTTAGATGGAGAATCTTTAGATATTGAATTACCATTTGAGCAGATTGTTTACGAAAGGTTATTAGATGTTAATGATGACAACAGACCAACATTTGCACAATACGCTGCAATCTTTGATGATAAAATAGATGCTGTTAATCCTAAACCACATATCTATTACAATTACAATACTTTATTACATGGAAAGGATATTGGTTTTATCAATGAATCAGGAGTTAAGATAAGAGTATTCAGAATCAACAATCCTATGCACACACAAGGCGTTTTAAATCCTTTATATAGTACAATATTCGGTAGTGAATTTAGCGAATGGGATGGTTTGTTAATTGAAAATACCTTATACACTAATTATTGGGATGATTATATAACATCAATATTCGATATCAGAAGAAGAACATTTAGATATTCAATGGAAAACATACCATTACGTATATTATCAAAGCTGAAATTAAACGATATCATAAAAATTAAACACGATTATTACCGAATAGACAATTATAATTTCAATCTATTGACAGGTAAAACATCGTTTACTCTTTTCAATGCGTTTAAAGGTGTTACAGCAGTAACAGAAAATACATATTTCGATACGGATAAAGAAGCAAAGGATATAACTATTTATGTTAATCTTGAAAATTATACCAACTCATGGCCTATTGGTAATTTCGTTACTACAGACCAAAACGGAAAACTATTAACATTACAAGTAGCTGAAAACACAACCGGATTAGATAGAAATAATTTTGTTTTAATCACTAATACAGATGATGATACAGATACTGAAATAATAGTACATCAAAGAGGTGGTACAACAACATTTGATACAGAAGATATAACATTTGACACAACTTTAATAACATTTGATAATGGCTAAACAAATAATAAATTTAGGAACAACTGCAAACGATGATACAGGGGATACTATAAGAGATGGAGGGGACAAAATAAATGACAACTTTACAGAAATTTATAGTAAGATTATCGATGGTAATTTTGTAATAGTTAAAACACTTGCAGACCTTCCTGCGCCTGTTGCAGATGTTATAACATTAGCAGCAAGTACTACATATAGGATTACAGATCACATCGATTTGTTAGGTGATAGGTTAGTATTAAGTGCGGGTACTGTTATATTTGGCACTTCATCAACAAATGCAAGTATCACAAGTACAGGCAAAGTATCGGGTGCTTTGTTTAAATCAGATTACCATGTAGAGATAAGTGATATTAAAATATTTGATGACAATGAAGTATTTGATTTTGATGGTAATGGTACTACTGATAACTGTTTTTTAAATAATCTTTTAGTTCAGAATTGCACAAGTTTAGGAACTATTAAAAATTACGCTGCTGTATTATCAAATCAATCAACATATATCAATAATGGTACATTAACCTTTGACCAAACCATTGGCACAATCGGGTGTGATACTTCTTTATTTGCTCCTGCTTCTGGTGCAATATCTATTAATGTACCTGCAACTTGCACAATAACAAGACGTATAAGATTGATACTATGCGGGTGGATAATCAATGGTTCAGCAGTTGGTGTAAATGTAGATGTGGGAGCTACTATAACAGACGAATCATATTTATTAGAATCCAATAGTTTTACAGGCACTTCTGTAACTTATCTAACAGGATTAGATTACACAAGCAATAAAGCATTATTTGTAGAGAATAAAGGAATTACAAATACTGCTGTACATGGAGAAATGTATATGAATAATAATGCCACAGCCACAACAGTAGGTGTTATAAATACATGGTATAAAGCAGCAGGAACAACCACAGCAGGAAATAACTCTAAGTACTTACACGCATCAAACAAATTAACTTGTGATGCTTCAATAGAACGGAAGTATACGGTAATATGCACACTTGCATTTTCATCTTCTGCTAATAATGTATGTAGGTTTGGATTTTATGATAGCGAAGATGCTGTAGTTGTGCCTGCAACAATGGTTAAGTCTACAGCTAATTCAGGAGGTAATGCAGAGAATGTATCTGTTATAGGATTAATACATCATTCACAAGGGGGTTTTATAGAGCTTCATGTTATGAATACAACAGGAGCAAATAATATTACTGTAACAGATATGCATATGATTATAACAGAAATAAAATAATGATAGTAGAAATTATAAAGCTATTGCATACCAATAAATTTATTAGAGCAGGTAAATATACCGAGATAGCAAAAGGACAAAACGAAATAGGGTTTATAATCAGAAAAATAAAAAGAAAATATGGCCATCGTAAAAACTATTGATATTGTTGTTCAGGAAAAAGGGATGGATGCTTTACAAAAGAAAGTTGTAAAGTTAGATGCTTCTTTGGAAGATTTGAACCAAACTCAACAAGACCTGCAAAAAACCACAAAAAGCACAGGAGAAGCAGTTTTAGAGAATGGTGGCGCAATGGGATTGCTAAACGATTTGACAGGCGGTTATGCTATGATGGTTAAAGATGCAGTAGAAGCTTCTGTATTGTTTACCAAATCTCAAAAGATAGCCACATTCACACAAGGTATTTATAATACTGTAGTAGGTACTTCAACAGGAATGATGAAAGCTTTTAGAATTGCTTTAGCTGCTACAGGTGTCGGTGCTTTAATTGTTGGTTTAGTTTTATTGATTGCTAATTTCGATAAGGTTAAAAAAGCGGTTTTAAATCTTGTTCCCGGACTTGCAAAAGTTGGGGAGTTTATAGGTGGTATTGTAGATGCTATTACAGATTTTGTAGGTGTTACTTCTGATGCAAGCAGAGAATTAGATAAACTATCAGCATCAGCAGATAAGACTTTAGCTAAAAACAAATTCGCTTTAGAAGCTTATGGAGATACTTATGACCAATATACTAAACGCAAGATTGAAGCAAACAATAAATTTGCTCAACACGTAAAAGATATAAATGAAGATGAAGCATTATCAGAAGCTGAAAAAATTAAGAGATTAAAAATATTAAGACAAACAGCAGATAGAGAAATATTAAAAGCAGAAACAGACAGGCAAAACGATTTAGCAAAAAAGAGAAAAGAGGAACAGGATAAAATTAATGAAGCACAAGCAAAGGCAGAGGAAGAAAGAAAAGCTAAAGCACTAAAAGCAGAGGAAGATAGACAGAAAGCCGTTTTAGATTCTCGTAAAGCATATTTAGATAAAGCTAATGAAACACAAAAGGAATTAGACGAACAAGAAGATGAAAGGTTAAAAGCTAAATACCAAGCGGAAGAAAAAGCAAAACAGGATAGTTTAAATAATGTAAACAGAATTTTGCAAGGCGAAGTTGATGGTGCTATTTCAAGAGCAGAGATTCAAAAGAAATTAGATGAAGATGTAAAGAATGCTAAAGTAGCAATTGCAGACCAGACATTATTACTTATTAGTGAAATAGCAGGTAAAGGAAGTAAGATAGGTAAAGCTGCTGCAATTGCACAAGCTACATTAGCAGGTGTTCAAGGTGTACAAAATGCTTTTACTACTGCGAGTGCTTCTCCTATTACAACTGTATTTCCTGCTTATCCATTTATACAAGCAGGTTTGGCAGGAGCATTTAGTGCTTTACAAATAGGAAAAATGATTAAAGGAGAAAAACCTGCTTCAAGCGGTGGCGGTGGTGGCGGTGGAAGTTCTGCACCTGCTGCACCATCATTCAATTTAGTACGTGGAACAGGAAGCAACCAGATAGCAGAAAGCCTATCAAGAGAATCAAAACCGGTAAAAGCATTTGTAGTTTCAGGAGAGGTAACAAGCGCACAAAGTTTAGATAGAAATAAAGCTACGGATGCACAGCTTTAATCACAAATGTAACAACATCAAATAAATTTTGTTTAATATAAAAATACACAAATGAAAGCAGAGGAAATAAAATTAGCTTTTGAAAAAAATAAAGAATATAAAATAGAGTTTGCTTTGATAGATGATATTGATAAAAGAAACAAAGAAACTGTATCAGCATTAGAAAGAGCAGATAAATCTTGGCAATCTTATCAAGACTATTTAACGAAAGCCGATGTTCCTTATAGAAAAATGTTGGCAGAAAGAGCAAACTATTTAAAAGCAACATCTGATATAACATCATTATTAAATAAAGCGGTTATGGCGGCGCAGGAATTAGGTATTCCTGTTGAAAACGTAAAAGGATATTCAGCATTAAAATCTAATATAAGAACAGGTAATGAGGTAATAGATACTATCGACACGTTCAAAGATCCAAGCACATTCCAATAATATGAAAACATACGAAGCAAGATACAATCCACAAGAAAACAAAGGGGTTTACGCTATCTCTTTAGTAGAATCACCTGCAATGGAGGGATTATTTATTGCTCTTAAAGAACATACACAATTCCAATTTAAAGCAGTTGACAAAGAGCAACGTATTTTAATGGGATTGGTACTTGAGCCGAATAAGCCTATTTACAGAAATCAAAATGGGGAAGAGTTCAATATCGTATTTAGTGAAGATACAATAAAGGATTTAGCCTATGGATTTTTCAAACAGCATAACCAAGCCAATTCCACAATTGAACACGATGTAACAAAGAAAATCGAAGGGGTAACTTTCACAGAGAGTTGGATAGTTGAAAACCCAGAAATCGACAAATCTACAAACTTCGGTTTTTCTTATCCAAAAGGCAGTTGGTTAGCAGTTATGAAAGTTGATAGCGATCAAGTTTGGAATGACTATGTAAAGACAGGGAAAGTACAAGGATTCTCAATAGATGCTATGCTTTCACTTGAAGAAGTAAAATTAAAAACAAATATAGAAATGAGCGAACAAGCAAAAACAAACTCTTTACTCGAAAAGATTTTATTGGCTTTCACTCCTGTTAAAGAAGTTGTCGAAGTAAAATTCGGCTCTATGATGTTAGCAGATGGAAGTCTTAAAATTGAGTGGGATGGAGAGGTATTAGAACAGGGAATTTCCTGTTGGGTAACTGCTGAAGATGGCACAAAAGTACCTGTACCAGTTGGAGAGCATCCTTTGGAAGACGGTAGCGTTTTAGTTATAACAGAAGAAGGTATTGTTGGAGAAATCAAACAAGCCGAAGCACCAACAGAAGAAGCACCGGCAGAAATGGCACAACCAGAAGATGGTAAAGTATCAAACGATGCTAAAATAGCAAGTGAAATCGAAAGTGCTATCAAATCAATTTTGATTAAGTATTCAGAAGTGGAATCTAAAGTTGATTTATTGATTGCAGAAAATACAGAATTGAAATCACAACTTACTGAATTGTCTGCACAACCTGCAAGTAAACCAATTAGGTCTACACCGGTGCAAGTTGACTTCTCAAAGATGACAGCTAAAGAAAGATTGTTTAACACTTTAAATACAGTTAGATAATGCCAACAACACGTACAAGTATAATTCATGGCTATGAGGATTTTGCAGCAAACATTAAAACTATTGCGGCAGCCACAACATTAACGGCAAGCGACAGCGGTAAAAGCTGCACACTATCAGCAGCAGCAGGAGCAGCAATAACTTTGCCTTCAGTGGCAATTGCAGGATTTCAAGCAAGGTTTACAGTAGGGGCAGTATTCGCAACTACCAATTGGACCGTTGTAGCTCCAACGGCTGTAATATATGGCAGAGCTGATGTCAACAGTACATTAGTACCAGCAGCAGCAGCAACTACAATATCTTTTGTAGCAACAGCGGAATCAATAGGTGATTTTATAGAAATATATTCTGATGGAACAAAATTCTATGCTTACGGAAGTGGAGCATTAGCAGGATCAATAACATTCGCATAATTAACAAAAACAAAATATAACAAATGGCAACAACAGTAACAGTAACAAGCAACTACGCAGGAAAAGAAGCGGGTGCTATTATAGGACAAGCTTTTAAAGAAGCTGATACTATTACAAAAGGATTTGTAACGGTTTATCCTAATGTAAATTTCAAATTGAATTTACGTAAAATTGAATTAACAGGAGGTAAAAGAGATTACACTTGTGGACACGTTCCAGCAGGTGCAATCACATTATCTGAAAAAGTTTTAGAGCCTAAAAAGTTTAAAGATGACTTTTCAGTTTGTAAAGAAGATTTCAGAGCGCAATGGTCAGAGGAATCAATGGGAGCATCTGCACACAACGACAATGCACCAAAAGATATTATGGATGCTATCACAGTTGAGAAATTAGCACAAACTGCTGAAGAATTGGATGACAACATCTGGAATGGAGATGGAACTAATGCAGGAGAGTTTGATGGATTCCTTAAATTATGGTTAGCTGATGCAGAAGTTATTGATGTTGACTTTGCAGCTACAATCACAGAAGCAAATGTTGAAGCAGCTTTAAAACAAGCTTTAGCAGCAGTTCCGGTTGCAATTCGTAGAAAGACTTTGAAAATTGGAGTTTCTTCCAACGTAGCACAAGCTTATAACTTTTGGTTAATCTCTAAAGGAATTTCTAACGGATTAGGTGGAGATGCAAATACAAACATGATTTTCGGAAAATACACAATTGAAGAAATCAATGGTTTGCCTATTGACACAGTAGTAATTGCAGAGCCTAAAAATTTAGTATTCGGAACAGGATTAATGGCAGACTACAACGAAGTGAAATTAGTTGATGAGGATGAAATCGGTTTATTGACAGGATTGGTAAGAGGTACAATGGTATACAATGCCGGAGTTAACTATTACAACGGAGAAGAGATTGTATGGGCAAGACCTATCGCATAGTTTTAAAACATTAACATAAGGGAGTGTAAAAGCTCCCTTTATAAAAAATTATAAGATATGGCATGTGATATTACAGCAGGCAGAGAAAGAGCCTGTAAACAGAATATAGGGGGTGTAGGTACACTTTATTTATTTAATGAGGTTGAAGACCCTTTTACCTATGCTAACGGCATAGTAACAGCTATTAATCCATTACTAACAGAAGTATTCGAATATAAGTTAGAAGGGGATGGTAATAATGTTGCTGAAAATTTAGTGCCTGATAGAAATACAGGTACTACAACAAACACGCAAACAATAACAGCAATCCTTAAAAAGATTGATGCAGCAACTTCTGCTCAAATGAATCTATTAGCTTACGGATTTCCGATGGCAGTAGTAAAAGACAGAAATGGTATTTTCCATGCAGTTGGAATTGATGATGGTATTGATTTTACTGTTGCTCAAACAACAGGAGGTGCTAAAACTGAATTAAACGGATATACTTTAACAGGTGTTTCGACAACAGGTAGTTTATCGCCTAAATTAGATGCATCAACTGTAACAGCATTTTTAGCTTTGGTAGCATAATAATAACCTACTAATGAATTAAACCCTTTCGCAAACTTCAATAAGTCGAGAGGGTTTTTTTATAACAAAAACTACTAAATTTTGTTTAATATATATGAATGTAGTTAATCCAACAGATACAACACATATTATCGAGGTAATACCAAGATATTACCCTTTAGATGCTTTAACAGTATCATTATTTAACGAGGGTACACAAGTAACAGCAGAAGTAGATAACATCTATATTGTAACAAATGGTAAAATATCTATAACTTTTGATTTTGAATTTATCGAAAACTCAAAGTATCAGATAAAAGTTATTGATGATACTAAAACAGTTTACAGAGGTAAGATTGTAGCTACTACACAAGTACCACAAGAATTTAACGCAACAGAAGGACTTTATTATTATGAGTAACGATATAAGATTATTACAGCTATCAAATTACGTAAGACCAAAATTAGAGGAAAACAAATCTAAAAATTGGGTGCTCAATGGAAGGGATAACTGTTTCTATCAATATGTAATTGACAGATATAACGGCAGTCCTACAAATGCAGCTATTGTATCATCTTATATTGATTTGATTTACGGCAATGGATTAAGTGCTAAAAACAAAAACCTTACTTCATGGATTAATTTTCTAACGATTTTACAGCCTAAAGAAACACGTAAGATAGTTTCAGATTTTGAGTTGTTTGGAGAGGCTTCCTTCCAAGTGGTAAAGAATAAAAAAGGCGGTTTATCTGGAATTTATCATATTCCTAAACAACAAGTTGTACCATCTATTGAGAATGAAGAAGGAGAAATTGAGGGGTATTGGTATAGTAAAGATTTTAGCAACACACGAAAATATGTACCGGAATATTTCCCAAGCTTTGGAACTTCAAATGAAGCAATTGAGATTTATTGCATAAGACCATACAAAGCAGGTAAGAACTATTTCAGCGACCCAGATTATTTAGCAGCGTTACCTTATTGCGAGATGGAAGAAGAATTAGCAAACTTCTATATCAACTCAATTAAAAAAGGATTATCAGCAGGATATATAATTAATATTCCCGATGGTGGTACATTAACACCAGAGCAAAAAGACGAATTAGAGAAAAAGATTAAAGCTAAATTAACAGGCAGCCCTAATGCAATGAATTTCGTTATCAGCTTTAACGGAAGGGATGCAGAAATATCTATTGTGCCTTTCCCGGTTAATGATGCACAGCACAAACAATGGGAATATTTGACAGGAGAAAGCAGACAGCAGATAATGACAGGTCATAAAGTAGTATCTCCTAAATTGTTTGGTATAATGTCAGAGGGTGGTTTAGGTAATAATGCAAATGAACTTGATGAAGCAGAAGCACAGTTAATGAAACGAGTTATTGCACCTAAGCAAAGATATTTATTAGAAGCATTTGAAGAAGTGTTACAGTATTACAATATCAATTTAGATTTATATTTCAGACCATTAACAGAGCAAGCAATAACATTAAGTTCAGACGAAAAAAAAAAGTGTAATTCAGATTTAGATGCGTTCATTGATTTAGGGGAAGATGAGAATTTAGATGATTATGAATTGATAGAGTGCAAACCTGTTGATTATGATGAGGAAGATAAATTAACATTATCCACAAGCACAGGAACGGCAATACCAAACGCAAAAAGTAAATTCGATACGGAGTTTTATTTATACCGTTATCGTTATGCAGGTAATGAAGCACCAGAAAGGGAATTTTGCAAGAGAATGATGGGAGCAAATAAGATATACAGGCGTGAAGATATTGAAGCAATGGGATTGAAAAATGTAAATCCAGGTTTCGGGATGCACCCAACACCAAATGAGCCTTATTCAATTTGGAAATACAAAGGAGGGGGTTTATTGAGTGCTAATTTTACAGGAGGTACTTGTAAGCATTATTGGGAAAAACTAACATACAAGAAAAAAGGCGTAAAAGTGGATGTAAATAATCCAAATAATGAGCCTAAAGAAAGCAGAGCAAGTGGAATCGCGGGTATTACTCCGCACAGTATTTAAAATTATGGCAGAGCTTTTATTTATCACACCGGCAGAAATGACAAGTTCCACAATATTAAGTGGAAACACAGATACGGATAAGTATTTATTTTGTATTGCTAATGTTCAATTAACCACTATTGAGCCGTTATTAGGTACTGAATTATACGATAAGATTGTAACAGATATTGAAGATGATACTTTAGCAGGTTTGTATTTGGAATTATACACCAAATTTATCAAACCAATTACCAAAAATGAAGCATTAGCACAATATATTGAGATTGCTTCTTATATGGTCGATAATGGCGGTGTGTTTAAGCATACAGGCGAAAACATCGAAGTAGTAGATAAGCAGGAAGTACAATTCTTAGCAGGCAAATATAAATCATTGGCTCAAATGTACGTTCAAAGATTCAATAAATGGATTTGCAAAAATGTAATACCCGAATATAAGACTTGCCAAGATGAAGTTAATGCAATGAAGAATATAAACTTGAATGTAGGATGGCATTTTGGCGGTGGTAATATAACTCCTTTTGATGCTAAATGGAATCTATAACACAAGGATATAACAGAAAGTGCAAAGATAGTATTGCAGGTGTAAGCGATGTTTGGTTGTTTCCTTATGTGAAATATGGCAGGACTGAAATAGTTACCAATGGAGTATTTTTAGAAACAATACCAGAAACTATAATTTATAAATTCAATCCTTTAACTATTAATTTTAGTGAAGCACACAGCGAAGAAGCAGGAGGTAAATTTTACAATCAAGATTTAAGTTTAACTTTTCCTGTTGCAGAGGACATTCCTAATTTAGAAAAATTAACCAATTTAGATTTTGGTGCAATTATAAAAGACAGAAACGGAAATTACAGGGTATTGGGATTGTTTAACGGATTGCAATGTCAAGGGATAAGTTATAACACAGGAAATGCAAAAGTAGATTTAAACGGATTTAATTTATCTTTCGATGGCAGGGAAAAATACGCTGCTTACTTTGTGGAAGATTTAGAGGATGCAGGTTTTTTTGATGTAGCTACTGCTTTTAGAATTACTCAATCAGGAGAGTTAAGGATAACTGAAAATAATGAAATAAGAATAACTGAATAATGGCAAATAAAAAAATAACAGATTTACCGGAAATAGTAACGCCTGATGATTTAGATATTTTCGAGGTAGTGGATGTAAGTGCTAATACTTCAAATCATATTAAATCTAGTAATGTTTGGAATTACATAAAAGGGAAAGCAGACCAAATTTATTACAATCCATCTGATGGAATTACAGTATATGGGGATGTTGTTCTAACAGTTGATGTTATTTCAATAGCTGCTGATGAGTTTACTTGGAGAATAGATGGAGTAGAATATACAAATGAAGATATATTTTCAACTACCATTGCAGAAGCAACAGCTTTATATAATAGGATAGATATTATAGTTGCTAATACAGACGGAAGCTTTACAAAAGTAGAAGGTGTAGAGAGCTTAGATATTGCCGTTAAACCAGATGTACCTAACAACACATTAGAGGTTTGTTTTATAAGCATTACAGGAGCAATAATATCAGAACCAGAGCCAACAGATAATGCATTTGTTGAAAAAGCAGAATATGCACACTTCACTATTCCAGATGCAGGAGCTATTAATACTTATGTATTAAATGTCAAATACAATAAGATTCGTTTTTTAAATGCAGATAGCATTGCAGGAATAGATTTTTATTCAATTTCTAATGTGTATGTGGGTAAGCAGTATTTCATTCAGAATTTGCGTTCAAGCGGAACGTTAACAATCAAACATCTATCAGGAACAGGAAAATATAAATTCTTATTCCCTAATGGTCAGGATTTAGTGTTACAACCTAATGAGATAGCTGAATTTTCTCTTATTGTTTCTCCATCAAATACAGGTACATTTTATTATATTGGTTTCCCAAAAACAGTTTCAAAATCTATATTACTATATCATCCTTCATGGAATCTCACATCTGCAAACACATGGAAAACATGGACAAGAAACACGTCTCAAGTACTTACACAAGATGCAACAGCCACAAGCGGCACAGGGGCTGTTCCAGATGATGGAGCAGGCGGGACAGGATGGGCAGACAGAAACTTTATAATGGTAAATAATGCGTCATCATTAGAAAAATTAACATTATCTATAAGGGAATGCCCTAGTATTGTAACTATTGAAATATATATCAAGTCATTCGATTTATCTTCTACAGTAGGTCGGGGCGTAGAAACCAATGGTCAACTATTGATAAATGAAAGCTTTACCACTTCAAACTCTGGATTTACATATTTTAAAAATGACTTTACAATTGCAGCTAATATTTTAAATGCTGATAGTATTATTTTTTTATCATATAGAGTAACAAGTGGATCTACAACAGTTCAAGGCGTTCAACTAAATTTCGATTTCAATTAAAAAATATATAAAATGAGTTGTACAATAGATATATGGAATATGGATTGCCACTTTAAAGGAGATACTTTTGATGCTGTATTATTAACATTCCCATTTGATATAACCGGATTTGGATTTTTAATGCAGTTTAGGGAAAACATAGCATCAACAACAACGCCTCTTTATCAATGGAGTACGGAAGATGATTCCTTTGAGATTATAGATGCTGTAAATGGTAAGCTATTGATGAATAAAAGAATTATCGATGTTAAACCTGCTACATATTATTCAGATTTGCAAATAACATATCCAAACGGAGATATAAAAACAGGATTTAAAGCGAAGCAAGTTATAATACAAGACAGCTCAAAATAATGGAAGTAATAATAGAACAAGTAGTAAGCGAGTTTCCTATATTAATAACAGAGGAAATAACCACGATACAATTAAACATATCTGATGCAGTTGCTTATTTGGATTTGACAGATGTGGCAGATGATAGTTATACAGGGAAGGATGGGTATGTACCAACGGTAAATGAAAGTACAGGTAAATTAGAACTACAACCTCAATCAGGAGGTTCAGGAGCAACTAATTTAGGCTATACACCTTCTCCAACGGATGGAACAGTAACAAGTGATACAGGAACGGATGCTACATTAACATTAGTAGATGCTACAAATGCAGGATTAATGACACCTGATGAACACACTAAATTAGCAGGTATAGCAACAGGGGCAGATATGATTTTATCAAGCACTCAAACTGTAACAGGATTAAAAACATTCTTAGCAGGTATGTTTGGACTTAGAAATGTAGCAAATACTTTTACATCTTTCTTTACAAACACCAATACAGCATCAAGAACATATACACTACAGGATAGAAACGGAATACTTGCAGATGATACGGATTTAGCCTTAAAATTAAATATATCGGCATTATCTTCGGGTGTTTTAGCAACTCTTTTAACAGGGATATCATTTGCAACAGGCACAGCAGTAACGGCAGCAGATACTGTTTTACAAGGATTTGGAAAGCTACAGAAACAAATAACGGATACTACAACATCATTATTGTCATATAGAAAAAATTTCTTCAAAATAACTACAGTAAGTTCAGCTGTTACAGGCACAACTTCTGAAACTATTTTACAAAGCATATTAATACCTGCAAATACTTTTCAAAGTGGTACTGATGTAGATGTTAAAGCTATTATAAGTAAAACAGGTGGTAACGCAACATCAACTTGCAGGATTAGAGTAAACACAACTTTATCATTATCAGGTGCGCCATTTTTCGCAAGCATAATACCTACACTCACACAATTGTATATACCTTTAAAAAGGACTTGTATTTTTAAATCTGCTACAACATTTGGAACTGTTACAGCTAATGGGGCAAGCGATGATGTAGTATTCGTAAGCGGTTATAGTATAGTCAATTTTAATACCGCAGTAGATAATTATATGATAGTAACTGTTGAGCCGAATTCAGCGTTAGATAGTTTTGTGTGTGAATCTTTAATCTTAATGGGTACTAAATAATGAAAACAGTAATAAACGAAGAAGGAAAGGTATTATATTGTTTCTCTGATGGAATGGAAGTAACATTAGGAGAATATGAAATTATAATTGATTCTGTATGCTCGGAAAATTTTATAGAAGCTTATTACGATGTTCAAACTAATTCATTCTATGAAAATGCAATTCCAGAAATGCAGATATTTGCTAAAATAGCACAGGAAACCGATAAGCAAAGAAAAAGAATTACAGATGGAATTGAAGCGGTTGCATCAATGACTGCTGAATTTAATATTATGGTTGCTTTAGGATATGTAACACAAGAAGCTAATATATCTTCACACAATGAACTTGTATCAGTTAGGAGTGAGATAATGGCAGGGAGTTGGGATAAGGCATTAATACAATTAGAATTATGTGATAAAGAGATTATAGGAGTGCCTTTATACGAAAGATTTAAAGCAACAATTAATACATACATAGAAAATGAAAACAATTCTTAAATTAATTACAGAAAGATACTATTTGCACTTTATAGTAGGTGGTGTTTTAGGTTTATTATTACACCTAACTTTTACAGATGTTCAATTGTGGGGTAGGATAGTTTTGACTTCTGTTATGATAGGGGTTATTTCTTTTATGTGGGAGGGGTTTTGGGTAATGGTTAACGGAAGTAAGGCGGATAAGTGGGATATTATTTGGAGTGTTATTGGTGGCGAGATAGCTGTAATATTATTATATTTATTATGAGAAAGTTTGTTGAAGATACTTTAAAAGTAAATGGGAAATACAGCCAGAAAAGGATAATGATATTTTTTTCTTTTATTGCTGCTTTTATTTATTCCATTATTCCTTTAGTCAAAGAAACATTTGAAGTTAAAGAGTTTGTTTTTTTAGGGTTTTTATCTTTCGGAGGTTTTACCATATTCAGAAATCAAAAGATAAACGAGAATCCAAAACAAGAAGTTACAGAATAACATAAAATTTGCCCTATATGCCTCAAGACGATACTACTGAATTTAAAGTAAAAATGAGAGAGTTAGAAATGAAGATTGAAAGAATAATAGACCATGAAAAAGAATTTAGGAAATCTATTGAGGAATTGGTAGCTTCTAATTTCAAAATAGAAATGTCTATTGATAGAGGTTTTCAGATAATGAAAAAGTTACCGGAAAGAGTAGATGAATTAGAGAAAAAGGTAATAGAGAAAACAACTTTTGATAAATTGGTTAATGCAATTATTTTAATAGTTTTGGGAATGCTTATAAGTCATTTTGTAAAAACACAAATATTAGCACCAAGAGAGGAAGATAAATATAATATTGAATCAATAGGTAAATAATTATGGATCAAATAACATTAGAACGTATTAGAAAAATGCACCCTAAATTAAGGGAATCTTTATTAAGTGAATACCAAGAAATAAATTCAATGTTACCTAAAGGAGTAAGATTAAGATTTGCCTATACTTATAGAACGCCACAAGAACAACACGCAATATTTTTACAAAGACCGAGAGTAACAAAAGCGGATAGTTGGCAATCAATACATAATTACGGATTAGCTTTTGATATTGTGTTATTGTATGATAAAGATAATAATGAAACTTTTGAAACGGCTTCATGGGAAGTTAATAAATATTGGAAACAAGTAGCAACGTACTTTAAATCGAAAGGGTGGGAATGGGGTGGAGATTGGAAAAACTTTAAAGATTATCCACACTTTCAAAAATCATATGGTTGTACTTGGCAAGAGCTAAAACACTTGATAGACAACGGAAATATAATATCAGATGGTTTTATTAAATATCCTAAATTAACACTATGAAAAATTTTATCAACGATTCAATTACAAGATGTTCAAATACAGAATGTAAACATAAATCTATTTGTAAGCGTTTTGCACAAGCGGAACTTGAAAAAGCTCAAAATATACCATCCAGATATATAGTAAAGTTTAATGATGTTAACTGTGAAAAAATTATTCGATTTTTATAATATTTAAAGCATTTTGATATGCATTATAAGCGTCTATTTCATTAAAATATAATCCTAAACTTTTAAGTTTTTTAGTTTCTTTTATATAAATAATAGCGCGCCATTTTTTAGTTCTATTATGCCATGAAACACCTTTATAATTTGAACTAGTAATATGGGGTTTTGTTTTAATATCCATCCCTTTATCAATAGATATTAATGCGTTTTGATAATATTGATGAGCCTCTATTTCTGAATCAAAATTTCCTAAAAAGACAGCCTTTTTATTATATACTATTGATGACAGCCATTTATTATCTCTTTTATTAAAACGAACACCAACAAAATCACTACTACTTTTTAAATGTTTTTGATTTGAGTTTTCTCTCATAGAAACAATTTCTAAATTTTCAACTCTGTTGTCAGATTTATTAAAGTTAATATGGTTTATTACCAACTTAAAGCCACAAGGAGTATGATTTAAAAAAGCCATTGCAACTAATTGATGAACATTAAATGTTTTTTTAAAACCATTATTACATAATACTATATAATTATATCCATCTTTTCTTGTAGCTTCTTTTAAAATTCTTTCTGGATTAATTCTAAATCCTCTATGATCATTGTAAAATACTTTTTTCTCCAATGCTTTTACAACACCATTATTGCTAACCTGATATAAACCATCAAAATCTTTAACATCTTTCCAAATATCCATAAAACAAAAAACCCACTTATCAAAGGTCGTCGTCTTATCAAAGTGGGAATTTTTATAAAAAGTTAATATAGCGACGACTCTACAAATACAAATATATAATTTTTTATTTATATTTGTAATAAACCACGTAACAATTAATTATAAATAATATGAAATTAACATTTTACAAAACATTATTCGGGCAATGGCGATGGAGGTTAAAATCTTCCAACGGTAAAGTTGTATCAGCTTCAAGCGAAAGTTTTAAAAACAGAATTGATTGTATTGCAAACGCTAAATTAACAGGGGCAGGAATACTCAATCAGTTAAAACAAGTTGATCATGCAGATTGATTTAATTAAAATAAGAGGGTGGTTTAAATCGTATTTAAACTATGTTTTGATATTGGTTATACTTATAATGTGTTTTGTAAAATGCAATCCAAATCCAATAGTTAGTAATGCAAAAAACATTAAACAAAAGGAAAACACAATTAAAAGCCTTTTAACAAGCATTAAAAACAAAAACAATAAAATAGTTGTATTTGAAAAGAAAGTAGCAGAAAGCGATAATAAAATAAAGGAATTGCTTATTAGCTTAGATAAATCAGAAGTAAAAAAGGATAAGGATATTGAAAAAGTAAAAGATTACGATTTAAAAGACTTTAAAAGATTCTTTGAACATCAAACCGGAAGCAAAGAAATAGCTATTGACAAAGATAAATTGACATTTAAAAGATTTCCTTTAGACACATTGACTAAAAAATTAATCGATTATGATTTTAAAGTTATCGAAAGGGATATTTATAGAGAAGCATTTAAACAAAGCCAAATCAAGTCAGCAACAAAAGATACAATCATAAATATCAATAAATCCATTATAAGCGATTTAAACGATTCTTTTAAACAAAGTCAGGATATTAAAGATATATTGAAAAAGGATTTAAAACAAGCCAATAAGCTAAAAATAAAGCCTATTTTAATAAGTTTAGGAATTGGGATAATAACAGGTTTGGTTATTTCAAAATAAGTCTTATATTTGGATTGAGATTTCTTTCATAGTTTTAGTGGTTTAGTTTGTAAAAAGAGAAGCATCCTATTTATTTAGGGTGCTTTTTTTATTTGTGTTAATGCCTGTATATTAAAAGTGTACAGGCATTATTGTATTAAATAATTAATAAAAAGTAAAAATAAATTTGTGTATGTAAATATAATTACTAATTTTACCAAATCAAAAACAACTTAATTATGACAGTAGCAAAACTAAAACCATTATCATCGGCAGAGTTATTCAGCAGAAATAACATCAAACTATCATTAAATCTTATTCCTAAAAACTATCCTAAAAGGGAAATTTATAAAGGATATGATGAAGCTTTTAACAATCCAATAGGATTAAACAGTTATAAAATAGAAAAATTAATAAACAATTAAATTATGAAAACTTTCAAATTAAAAGTACAAGAAACTACTAAAATAGAGGTAGAATTAAAACTACCTTATTACTCACAGAGTGATTATCATTTTTACAAAATTTATTCTGAAACTCAATGTATTCAGGTTTATAAAGGATATGGGGATTATAGGATACAAACAGCAACAGCAAGGTTAGCTGTTAATGGTGGCGAAATAGAATCAACAGAAGATATTTTTTTAGACGCTTTTAACTATGTTAAAAACAAACTTGAAGAAATAGCACTTAACACAAACAATAATATATAATATCATGTCAGAAGAGAAAAAAGTAATTATAGATGTTTCTAATGCTTTATTAGTATTAAGAAGAAAAACAGGCAAAGTACATACGTACATTGATTTAGCTGAAAAGTTTGGTGTTTCTACACCCACACTACACAATTGGAATAAAGAATGCCCTATGCAGGTTAAATTCGTTTTATTCTTAATGGAACATACCGGAATGAAATTCGAAGATATAGTAAGAGAAATATAAACTACACAAACTATGAAAGAAATCGCAACAGCTATTATTAAGGTCATGTCAGAAGTTAAAGGCATGGAGAAAAATTCAAGAGTAGGAACAGGAAATAGTGCCTATGATGGCACAAAAGACCAAGATGTTAAAGAAGTATTTAACGATGCTTTACAAAGAAACGGACTTTGTATATTACCTATTGATATTGACGAATCAACTCAAATTGATAGATGGGAAGAAACTGCTTATGACAACTACCAAAAGAAAGAAGTTTTAAAACAAAAGCAATCAGTATTTACAAAGGTAAAAGTAAAATATTTATTACTTCATACAAGCGGAGAAAGTTTAGAATTGGCAGGTTATGGGCACGGAGTAGATACGCAGGACAAAGGAGCAGGAAAAGCGACTACTTACGCCTTAAAAAATTGTTTATTATATTCATTCTTAACTCCTGTTGGTAAAATTGATGATACTGATTTAAAACATTCAGAAGAAATAATAATTCCACAAAAAAGCTATCCAAAACCAACACCGGAAAAAGAATTGCCATGGTTAAATGTGTTGGATAAAGATAAAAACTTCACTCGTGAATGGTCAAGGTTAATTGCTAAAAAAGAAGCTAATGAAGAAATAAATATAGCAGAATTAAGAAAGCATTATAAAATATCAAAAGAAGTAGAATCTAAAATTAATGAACTTATAAATCAGTAACAATGGATCTAATAGCTGAAAAAATAATAGATAAATATATTTCAAAAGTTGAAGAAAGTTCATTATTACATTATGAATTTTTAGAAGTTATTGAAATGTTAGAGGATTTAAAATATGAACTACTTGAAAAACTTTAATTATGGGAGCATCAAAACAACTGTTTCTAATTATGAGTGAATCTTTATTTGAGGAACTAACTCCAGAGTTTAGAAAAAAGATATATCATATTGAAGTAAGAGAAGCTAATGAATGGGATGATAACAAAGATGATATTAATTATGTGAAGCTAAAAAAAGCCGAAAAGAAAGCTAAGAAAGATGTTCAAGAATATTTGTTTAATAAACGGCACAAATGAAAACTAAAGTCATTACCTCAATACAAAACGGAATCTTTAAACGCAATAGGAATCTAATTTTAGACTGTATAAAATCATTCGAGGGTAAAGAAGTTTTAATAACTTTTGAGAAACCTAAAAAAGACCGTTCTAATCAACAGAATCGTTTTTATTGGGGTGTGTGTATAATTTTAGTTCAAGAAGGTTTAAAAGGGGCAACAGGAGAGTTTAGAAGTGCTGAAAATATACATTACAATATCCTGTTACCTCTTTTTGCACCCACTAAAGAATTAATCAATATTAACACCGGAGAAATAACAACAGAGCGTTTAACAAGTTCCGAAATGACAACAACAGAATTTTGTGAGTTCATTCTTGAAATACAAAAATGGGCATCTGAATTTTTAGGAATAGACATTCCAAATCCTAACGAACATTTAACTATTGAATTATGAAGCAAGTCTTATTATAATTTGCTAATTCAATTTTTTTTAGTATTTTTACATAGCAATCTACTACTTGCACTTAAGAAACTTAGTCTTTTTGACTAACAACGAAACCCTTAAAGATGTGTAGTAGCTCTTTAGGGGTTTTATTATTTATAAAATATATGGAAAATAAAAATGAAATTTGGAAAGATATTGAAGGTTATGAGGGTTTATATAAAATAAGCGATTTAGGAAGGGTAATAAGTATTAGATATAAAAAGGATAAAATATTAAAACAAAATTATTGTGGATTATATTTTTCTATTGGTTTATCTAAAAACAGAAAAACAGAAAGAATAACAATTCATAGACTTATTGCTATACATTTTATATATAATAATGAAGGAAAAACACAAGTAAATCATATAAACGGAATTAAAACAGACAACAGAATACAAAATTTAGAGTGGGTTACACCAAAAGAAAATATAAGACACGCATTCGCCACAAAATTAAAAATACCAGTAAAAGGAGAAGAAAATGGAGGATCAAAATTAACTAACAAATGTATTTTAGATATTAGGGCTAGCGAATTAAGTCAAGTCGAATTAGCTAAAATATATAATGTATTGCAAAGTAACATACATTGTATAATAAAAAGAAAAACATGGAAACATATTTAACTATTAAAAAATCATATATGAAAATACTATTACTATCACTTATACAGCGTTTTAAAAAACCCACTCCAGAGCAGATAAGG